TTCGCTCCAGATAATCGTCCGACCTGCGCCACCAGAGGCGAAATCGCCACCAGCAACATATCCCACCGCAACGTAGGTTGTGGGGAAGATGAACGCACCGCTGAAGGATTGACCCTTCGCCGCACTGTTCTTGGCCGCTTTGCCGACATAGACTTTTTCAACACCAGCCGCTTGAGCGATCTCAACTTCCGACAACAGACGGCGGGAGTCAGTCGCAACCACACCGAAGAACTGATTCTGGGTGAGGGGGCTACGGCGCACGAGGTCAAACACCTCTTGGTTCATCACAACGCAGTTAGCGATCACGCCCTGCTTGAGCAACCGCTGTTTGGCGGCGGCTACGTCAGCCACGAAATTAACCGTGGAGAGCAAGCTAACAGTGTAGTTAACCAGAGCGCTAGTAGCAGTGAAGGTTCCGCTGTCGAACAAAGTCGAAGCGACTTCAGCCTCATGGCCGATCTGGATGTTGCGGAGAAGGATCTTCGCAGTCTCAGTTTCCAATCCGAAGAAGCGAGACACATCCGAGGCCAACGCATCTGGAACAACTTCCTCAAGCCCGAATTCCACGCAAGTGAAATTATCATTATCGAATGCACGGCTGGAGCGAGGGTAGGACGAACCGGGGGCCACCTTAGAAGCATCGCTGTTCAACAATTCAGCATTCCCAAGCTGAAGCTTTAGGTACTGACCAGCACGAACAGGGCTGTTGTAGATGGGGAACACATCGGTTCCGATGAATCCTTGATCCATTTGCGACCCTTGGATAAGAGCCGTGGTAATATCGCCACGCAGAGTGGCGTTTGAGGTTAGATAAGACATTTTTTTATTTTCCTTTCTTTAGCGGGTGTAGAACACTTCGATGACATCGCCAGATGCACCAGCATTCCGAACAACACCAGCAGTGATAGCACCACCAGCCGTGGAGGTGGAAACCTGTCCGTTGATCGCTTGATAAACAAGCGATCCAGCCGTAACCAAACTCGCACAGCGAGCAAAGTTCGAATTCTGGAAGAGTTTAACAAAGCCAATGGATCCGCTAACCACATCCTGTTGAAGAACGCCGATTGCGTTTCCAGCAGTCGTAGCGACCTGCGCCGTGTTGTCCGTAGTAGTCATGCTGACAATGCTGTTAGCCGTCACCGTGGAGGCGAAGGCTAGTGAGGCAAAGCCAGAATCAAATTGAGTTGCCATAGTATTTTACCTTTCTTTAGAAGCTTTTAAAGCCACCAGCGGAAAGCTCTTTCCGATATTGTTCAGTGTATTTACCGATGCAAAGGCGAAGAGCTTCACCCTTGGAGATGTTGTTTACTTTCATCTCAAAATTTACCAGTTCCGCAAAAGTTTCAGCTTTTTTTTGCTCAGTGGCGGGAGCCGAAGGAGCGATAGGAGCCGACACCATCTTGGATAGTTCGGTTTTGATTTCATTCAAAACTCCAGAAAGTTCCGTCTTGGCTTCATTGTTAGCCGACATATCTTCGGTGGGATTGCCTTCAGAACCCTTTTTATCAATGCTCAGTCCCTTTGCGGGAATCGTAGCTTTGGACTCATCCTTGGCGGCGATGTTTTCGGGAAGGTTTTCGACCACATCCACAGGAGTCAGTTTAGCTTCCAGAGCCGAAAGGCGGGTAGCGAATTCTGCCATCTGTTTGCCGAGGTCTTCCATGTTATAAGAAGCGGTAGGCTTCTTGTCGGCGGTATCAGCAGTGTTTTCCATATTACTGAGATTCGTCTTGTCAACTACTACACAACCAGAATCCGCTGAAAAAAGTCCTTGGGGATTCGCCGCTGGGTGCTGAACTAGGTCTGCCGAGTACAATTCTTGGCATCTTGCAAGATCAAAGTTAGATCCATTGATCTCCGAATCACCACTGAACGAAATCGAAATCCCAAACGCATCTGGGATCTCGGAGGCCAAGTCCATGTAGTATTTAGCTCTGTCTTGGCGACTCTTGAGAAAAGTAAGATCAGCTAACAGCTTGTTCCCGCTTTCATCAATTCTGAAGTTGGTGAGCTTGCCGATAATATCAGCAATTCCAGCACCATGATTTTCATTTACCTTAACTCCACCCTTGAACTGCTCTGCACATTTCTTCACCTGCTCAAGTGTGGTTTTATCGATTTCAAGGCGATGACCCTTTGCCATGCCTGTAGTCAAAACTGAAACTCCGTTAATGGTCATATCGCCACCTTCTTCATAGTTATATTTCTTTGCTCCCTGCCCTTGAATAACTGCCGTAGGAATGGTTCCTCTGGGTGCTCCACCGTTTCCAGTTGCACCGCCACCAGTCGCATAAGCCATTTCCTCTTCATCGTCATCCTCAGAAGTGGATTTTCCGATTGCTGGCTCGATGTCCGTTGCATCGCTACCAGATTCGGAAACGCTGTCCATTTCTTCATTGTCGTAGATTTCCGAAGCGATTTCGGCACGATCCGAAGAGTCTGGAAAGAGTCCGATCATATTCTCGTCAGCCACGAAGCGACCAAGGAATTCGGCGAAGCTTTCATCGGGATTAGGGGTAAGAATGCTGTTATCAGCCTCTAGGTTTGACTTCTTCTGCTTCTTTTTAGTCTCACGAAAGATGCTTGCTCCGACTGCGTAACGCTGTTTATTGTCTTTGTAATCCTTTACAGCAGTAGGGTTTCCCATGAATTTAGACATAAAATCAGCGAGTTTCTCGCCTTTTTTGGGTGTAGGTAGGGGCATACTCCATCAAAAAGTGTCAACTACTATATGTGTAGTATCTTGACAGATTGCATAGCTTATGCCCCTTTCCCTTAATCACCTATTATCCTTGGATTGGAAGACATGGGTGTGCAGAAATAATCCAGCAGATGCAAGTCCTGTAAGTATTTTTGCTTTTAGCGATAATGTAACGACTCAAAATAAAACACTTTGGGATGGGCTTCCTGTTGTCTGGCAACATCCAATAACAGCAACAACACTTTCGATTGTAACTACAGCCACTACTGCGGATACAGGAGGAAAGATTTTGGTCAGCGGTCTTGATTCAAATTGGGATGCAATTACAGAATCCGTCACTTTAAACGGTGTCACTCCTGTTGTTACCACAAATTCATTTATTAGAGTAAATGGATTGTCTATGACCGCACCAGCCAGCGGTGGTACTACAAATGTTGGAACAATTACGGCAAAACATAATTCAATTACCTATGCACAGATCAATCCGTTGATGGGGAAAACGCAAGCTGGTATATATTCTGTTCCTAATGGATATACTTTGTATGTTTATTCTGTCGATTGTTATAGCGGTGATGCTGGAAGTGGAACAAATTATGTCACATTTAATGTTGCGGTAACTCCCAATGCATCTCCTACGCCAGTAACTTTTGATCTTCTTCAGACAACTTGGCTTGGTAACTTTTCAGTTCAAAGGATTGTTCCCCAAATTCAATACCAGAAAACAGATATTGAGTGGCAGTTTAAAGTAAATAGCGGAACGCAAAGCGTCAGCCTTATCGTGCAGGGAATGTTGCTGAAGAACGCAGACTAGAATAGCTTGAATACAAAGTGGATCACCAGCATATAAAAGAAGCTGGCTAGAATCCACCCGATGCAGATGTGTTTCAGATCTCGATAGTTCATGGATTTACTTCCGCAAGTTCAGCAAGCTTACCCTCGATTCGACTTTTGACCTGCACGATTGCGCCGTATTCGGTATCGCATTCGACCCGATGAGGCCACACTTGGCTACCATCTCGACCCAGCAATACCCAGATATTCTCATCCACCTCGACTGCCCTATCGCACTTTAGGACAGCCTTGAGATCATCTGGTAAATTTATGGTGATCGTGTTCATGCGACTTCCTGTAGTTTGGGGTAGAGCCGACTGCTGATTGAATCCCTAATCTTGGAGAATTCATAAGGGATATAGCCCAACTGCTTGTGAAGTATTTGAATTGTTTTTGTAATAATCAAATCATCACGACTCCCGAAGTTTTCAGCAAGAAGAACTGCGTTCTCCGAGTGATGGTTGCTGTCTTCATTTTCTTGATACTTTTTATACAGGTTGTTCATGTTTTCTGATTCCTTTCTTTGTTGGCCTTACTCTACTACATTCAAAGCTGGTTGGCAAACATTATTTTCGGTCTTGGGAATAAATTCGTATGCTTCTGTGATTCGCTGGTAGGGGGTATTTGGCGTTGTGTCGAGAATCACACCGTCAATTACCGCAAAGGCATGACCACTGCGCCGACAATAAAACCGACCATTGGGATATTTTTTCAAGAATTTCTGGATGGTGATTGAACTGCGAATACATTTGTAAAATTGAAGACCATTCTTTTTGGCTTCTTTGATAATTTTTGGAACATAAAATCCACATCGACTCCTACGCCCAGCGTCTCTTGCGATATTGTGAGCAATATAATATTTGATACCAGCCGAGATAGCCAAGGCTCGAACTGTGCAGTCACGAGTTTCATTGAATCCGTCATCTGCCTTCCCGCCATCAGTTCTGGCTTGAGGAATTACATCGCCATTGAATTTTTTGAAGGTTTCCAAATCAATACTGATAGTGGTTTGTTCGCTCATCGTGGTTGTAGCTTAACACAAGCCAATCCGCTTGGCAAGGATTATTTTTATCCTTGTAATTATTATGTTAATAAATATTAACTGCCCAGACGATCATAGGCTCCAGAGCCGAGAACGGAGTCGATAAACGCCTTCGTCTCCTCTGGAGTCTGCTTTAAAGCATCGTTGATGCGATCCATCGAATCATCATCAGCCTTCTTCCAGTCTTTTCCAAGATCATTCAAAGATTTTTCCATAAGTCTCCTTTACTGGTGCTTCGCCTTTTGACCTCGATACATTCCCATCTACTTGATAGCCTATATCAATAAGATTGTCTTTGGTCAATTTATTCCAAGTGTTTCTGGCTTTTTCGGCGGCTCCCTTAATATAACTAGGTGGAACCCAGCGTCCGTTAGGCTTATTGAATCTCTGGGATGCCCTGCCCAGAGCCGTTTTGTCGTCCACATCGATATGCACCACCCCTACTGTGTACCCAAGTGCCTTCAGATTCTTAGCCATTTCAGACACCTTTGTTGAATTCTGACCAGTAATATCAATGAGCATATTATGGCGTTCTTGTGTTGCCCTTGGCATAATCATCTTTTCTGCGATAATGGCTGATTCGTCATGGAAAGCTCCAGCGTTCCATCCTTGGAATCCGTGAGACTTTGCTTTGATCGAATCTGGATCGATGGTAGTCACCTGTTGACCGCCCAGAATCTTGTTCGCAAAGGGGCGACCAGTAGTTGTCTTCCCGCTGGCTGGAGATCCCATAAGGATAACCGCAACTGGATTTTCTGATTTTGCGTTTGGATTCAATCCTTCCTTCACCTGTTGGTTAATCCATTCTCTGTGATGGGGAGTTGGATTTCGCAAGGTTTCAACAATATCCTTGCTCTGTTTATATCTGGAAGGATCTCGGAGTGACCATCTGGTAACGCTTGCGTCATCAAATGATATGCCTTCTCGATCTGCTGTTTGTTGCCGTAGCTTATTCATATCGGAGATGGCTTTTCTGGCTTTTGGCTCGTTCTCAAGCCGTTTCACCATTGAATCGACATCTTCGTTGTCTTGGGATTCGCTTGTTTCGGAAACTTGTTTTGCTTTTCCCGATGCCTTGGATGACTTAATCCCTCCACCGCCCCCAGCCCATCTGCCTTTTTCATCCCTTAGCTGATTCGGGTCATAGAATTCAATCTTCTCTCCGTTGTATTGAAAAACGAATGACTCGACTGCAACGGCATCGTCAAATTGAAATCCCTCGGAGCCGTCATCTGGTAGTTGAATCACGATGGGTACATATATCAACTGGCTTCCCTCTGCCAATTCTTTTGTCGCTAGGGGCGATGGTTTGGGGCCGTTCTCATAGACATATTTCCTAATCGAATCGACATCGAAGATCTGCATTTTCTTGATAGCACTTGGGGCAACCCCACCATTTTTGGTAAAGATTTTTGATACAGCCGCCAAGCCAGTCTTGCCCATCTTTTGAGCCTTAGTTGTTGGGATGTTATCGGCAACGCTCTTGAAGCCTTCCGCTAGAACGCTGATAATTCCTATAAGCTGTTTGCCTCCGATTTTTGGAGCAGTACCAGAACGCAATACGCCGTATTCCATAGCAAGATCTAAGCTGTCTGTGCTGTACACCTTGCCTCCACCCCAAACGCCACTTTTAGATGGTTTTAAGCCCTCTTTTCGTATGGTTTTAAGCACATCTGCCGAAGTTCCGTGGTAAAGAGTAGTAGCCTCTCCAGTCTTCTTGCTTGCCTCCGCTGGATTGTCTTGCGCCCACCTTGGGGTAGGCGTGGCTCCTTGAGCTATTCCACCCCCACCAGTCCACTTACCAGACTCATCCCTTTGCTGACTTGGATCGTAGAAGTCTATCGCTTGATAGCTCCTGTAATAATCACGCCCTCCCCTTCGTTGTAATCCGAGATGAACTCGATTCGGGAAAGATCGCTCGTAGTTGTCAATGATTCCTTTGTAGGCTTTTTTACCTGCAATTCTTGTGTCTCCTCCGATGAACTCTCCAACGCCTCTGACTGCTTCTGATTTTCCATTTATTGCTCCTAGAAATTTGGCAACATTAGCCGTCAACTGCGATCCTTTATCGAGGATTGTTACGCTAGTCTTGGCTCTGTCACCTACCATTGTTCTAAAACTGATTCCGTTATCTGACAATATTTTTCTGACATCATCCATAGGTTTGTCTGCCGTGATCTTATGCAGAATGTCGGGGCCATCCTTCTTTTTCTGGAAAGCCACGACTGCTTTTTGATTCAACATGGCTCCCAATTTGGATGCCGTGTATTGTAGTTGGTCAAAATCCTTTACTCCCTTAACATCAATTTTAATGGAGTTTTCTGCTCCATCCTCCCAGTCTCCAACGCCAGATTCAATTTTACCATCCATTCCCTGCTTTTTTATAACATCTTTTGCAATACTTACGGCTCTGGCATGTTCTGGCGAATCTGTCATTTTCTTCGCCTCTTCGTAATTCATGTTCTCTTTGATGTTTGGAGAGACTAGGATTTCTCCTCCCTTGCCACCGCCCGAAGTCCATTTGCCAGATTGATCTCTCTCTTGGCTTGGATCGTATGCAAAAGTAGCGACCTCGAATATCCGCTTCCCCTCGATTTCCTCACGAATGGCAACAGCAATATTATCTGCCAAATAGTCTGCCACATCGTTCATGTCTGGATCTTTTTCGAGCATTACAACATTACCCTGTGCCGACATGGGGCGAATCCCAATTCCTTTACGGACGATATTTGATACCTGTCTCCCGCCCTCGATTTTATTGTATTCGGCTACTGCTCCCCTTACGAATCCTTTAAAGGCAGACTGGCTTGCAATAACGGCTCCTAGTTCTGGATTGATGAGTGTTCCAATAAGAATCTTATACCTATCTCCGTGTGCGCTACGGATTGCCTCGATAGCACCCTTGGAACTAACGCTCATTATCCTAGCCACGCCATGTAAGAATCTCTGACCACTATCGCTGGAAAGCCAATTTTTGATCTGGTAGGCTTTAGAAGCCCCATATTGACCCGCAACCCTAGCTCCATTGGCAATAGCAACAACGCCCTTTATAGCCCCTTTTACGCTCGATTTTGCCATATCTAGGGATGGATTTTCCTTTTGAGCCTTCTCAATAAGCTTGCCTTTGAATCCCCCGCCTCCGCTAGTCCATTTTCCAGACTCATCCCTAGCCTGTGACGGATCGTATAATAGTGTCGCTCCTTGTTCTTTTAGTGACAAAAGATCAGCTTTTAGTTGTTCTAGGTTTGTCTTGTCGGTGATAGGGCCGCCCACAATCCAAGCATCGCAAGTCCTCAGTGAAGCGCATTTAAAATCGAAGATTTCGCAATAACCCAGATCACCAGCTTGTTCAACTTCCTGTGCGTCCGATCCAATCCCTTTGCTGATGCAGTCTATAAGCTTGCTTGTTTGATTGAATCCAGCGCAATTACCGCAACGCATCGTCTTTGCTTCTTTAACTGACCCTCCGAAGATTTTAGCCTTCGCTGTCCAGTATTCTTCATTCGGCTCCTTGGGATTTGCGGGGCCGTAGTGTGCTACATCAATAGCCTTTTGGCGATTCGCTAGATTGGTTTTGATGTCCTGCGTGGGAAGTGGACAGGATGTTTTTTTTGACTCAAAGTCTTTTTTGTAATTATTGTGCTTTTTTATTTCCACCTTTAAATCATTTGCCATTTCTTTATTTATGTCAAAAATGCTTTCTTCTATTGTTTTTTTTGTTAAATCCCGATTACTTAATTTTTCCCATTTATCCCTCAATACTGCTGGAGTTCTTTTATTTATAGGAAGCGATTTAAAATCATTTGTTTTTTTAATTGAATATTGTGTTCCGCTTTTTGTTATTATGTGCATTTCTTCAATATTTGACCATGCAAATGTACCCCAATCCTCTGATGAGAAAGATGAATTATCTGGATGGGTATGAATATCTATAATTGAATCCGAATCTATAATTTTTTTGTTTTCCTCATCATTCCATTCTACTCTATCATTACTTCCTGTTTTTTCGGCTATTTTTTCACCAGTTTTTGCGTTAATAGCAATTCTTTTTTCTTGCTGTGAGTTTTTTGCAAACTCTTTTAATAGTTCTATTTCATTACTTATTGCTTTATTGGCATCGTTGTTTTTGTTTGATTTTGAACAAGTATTTCCCTCTTTAAATCCACCAGCACCAGTACCACAATCCTCAAGATCCATGCGCTTTGAATTGTAGCAAAGCGTATTCACTTGTTATTTGCTCCGCAATTTGTCTAGTTGAGCTACAATCTTTTCAGCCCTGCGTAGTCCTGCATCGCCACCCCAGCCGTTGTAGGCTTGCCATCCCTTGCCGTGCTCGTTCCATGTGGAACCCTTTTTGTCCACCTCATGCCGTGATAGGAAGCTGTAGATTCTGCGCCAAGTGCGAGGAGATAGGCGTTTCTTTCCAATAATGTCCCTAGCTCTTGCGATTCCTACCTGCGTCATTCCACGCTGACTGGCTGGCTTTTCAGCCCTTACCCGCAACGCAGATCTCGCCGCTTCAACCATGCCCTCAGATGGAGTCAGATCGATGTCATCAATCGACTGCATTTCGATGGCATCCAGAATCATTTCTGCATCTTGAGTAGTAAATTGCTTGGATGGATTCGTCCGTCTGGCTCTTGGGATAAAATCGTCATTCAGATATTGTGGAGAAGCCTTGACTTCCTCCTGTTTTGGTTGTTCGACTGGAGCCTGTTCTGCTTCTGGTGCGGGTGCTGGCATCGGGAATGATGTCTGTCCAGTTTTGAAAACCTCAGATATGGATTCGATTGGAACATCCATTTCCTTTGATAGCTCCTTGGCAAACTTGGCTTCGTAAGCCCTTTGACGAAGTGCCTCTTCATAGTCCTCGCCCTTGGCTCCGTACACCTCTGCCGCCGTTTTTAGACCCGCCTTAAACTCGCTTATATTTGCCTGTGAATCACGCCCGACATCAATGGTAGAATCGGATGGATAGATCCATTTTCCGTTTGTGAAATTCTTGATCGGGGGGATTTTGCCTCTAGCGATTCCGTCTGCCAACACAACATTCTTGACCCTATCAAAGAATCGATCCTCGAAGATCGTCTGCCATCTTTTAAAAGTCCGTGAAGCAAGAGCCATTTCGAGCCTAACTGTGGGGCCACCCAACTTGGATAGATCATAGCAGAATCCAAAAGGAAGATTAAAAGCCAAGGCAATCATGTGAACGATTAAATCGACATATCCTTGGAAAGCCGAGGATGGGCGGTTGCTCTCGAACATCTTCATTTCAGATCCAGTGGGTATGTAGTTCACCTGACCTCTCTGCATATTTTCGAGATTGATCGTATTTCCGTAAGAATCAGTCTGCGCTTGATTAAAGTAGGATGCGGGATCGTCCGAAGATCCAGTAGCATTCGAGATCGTCATAATGCGAAACGCCGCATTCTTTACGGCGAGGTTTTCGGCATCCATCGTTTCGGCCAAGTCCTTGCAATAGTTCACAACCGAAGCGAGATGGCTACGCCCACGAACTTCGTCCAGCCGAAGGGGATCATAGATCAATAGGAAACTTTGTGCGGGAATGTCCTGTGCGTCTGTATAGAAATTGCCTTGAGTGCGCCGATAAACTTTGTAGGCAACAGTGCGACCATATTCATCAAATTTCAGTCCAGCGATGTATTCCTGTGAGGAAGTGGGATTATCAAAAGCTCCTCCAATACGATCTGCCTCAACTGCCTGTAATCTGATGTCGCTGTTAGGATCTACTTGTCCATCGATGGAGCGTTCCCTAGTAATCACAAATCCCACATCTCCGTCCCGAAGAACTGAGCGAAGGGCAAGATGAGACAAGGCTTGAAAAGTGTGTCGTCCGAAGAAGTCACAACGCTTGCACCAAGCATTCCAGTAATCCTCATAAGCTTGATCGACTTGCCTATCCCCAGTGCGGGACATATAGCGGAAATTTCCGAGGGCATACTGCGAGAATTTAAGAAGAATAGAACGAACAATAGGATTGTTGTCTTCTAGGTCACGACCAGCTTTTAGAAGCTCCAGCCGTTCATAGGTAGCAGAATAGCCTTCACCACCAGAAAGAGGGCGAGAGGGAAGTCTATCCCGAAGAGGATATGCCCCAGCGAATCTTGTAAATTCAATCAGTTTGCATTTATCGGCAAGCCGCTTGACCCCGAAGTTAGGGTTAATTACGGAGAGTGCCTTCTCGAATAGGTTTAAATCGGGCATAGATTATTTCTTCTCGCAACTTCCCTTTGCATATGGGGCAACACCTTCTACTGGCTGATAGCCTTCCCAGCATCGTCCTTCCTTCGCCCCCATGTCCTCAGTAGCATTATCTTTTCTACGAGGTAAATCAATGTTAAAGCCAAGTTTCTCGATATACTGCAAGGCATCGTCATAATAATGAGCCGCAATGTTTTTGTCTTGGGTTGGAGGAATCTTTGTGTTCACTTGGTAGGCTCTAGCAATAGCGTATTTAGATTCTTTCAGCAATTCCTCTTTCACCTTGTAGAATTCAGCCTTGGCTTCTCCATTTGTGGGATGCTCTGGATGAGTGATCTCATGCGACAACTTCATAAGTCTGGCAAACATGGCTGTTGCTCTGCTTGTGTCTTCCAGCATTGATAAGGCTTGGTCAATAAGTTCTAGGATTTTCATATTAGTATAGGCTGATTAGATATTTGAACCTGTTCAATTCTCCCACAATCCCATCCCGAAGGTTCAATAAATCGGTATCGGATTGTTTAATGCTACGAGTGAATTCACCCATCAAAAAGTCTATTGTTTGATTGGCTAAAGTCACACCAGCACCATCAACCAAGTTCATCAATGAAATATTAAAGTTTGTGGTTGCTTGCGCTCTTCCATACTTGCCAAAATAAGTTTCAAGAAGTTCATCAATGGACTCATCCAGCTTTTCGTAAATGTTGCCGAAAGTTTTATGATTCGCATAACTCTTTGTCTGCCAATGATAAATACGAAATTGATTCTGCACATATAGGAGCTTGGTAACAATAATATCTCCGTTGTTCTTGGGGGCGATCTCTGTAAGAACTTCGACTGGAGCCTTCTGAATCTCTAGGTCTGTTTGCATCTTATCTACTTTTTCGAGCATTTTATCGATATAATTCATAAATATCGCTATTTATATCAACTCCTACCGCCCCTTGAATAATCTGGGAAAGTGCGATTGATTCTAGCTCTTGGCCCCGACAATCGATTGATAGCCGCCGTACATTCCATGACTGTGTTCTGTAGCTCTTGCAGATTTGCTCTCGTAAGTTGCCGACCACCAATACTATATGAAGCACCAGTTTTCAAGATAGCTTCAATCGCATTTAGTGTTTCGGTTCGAATGTTTGTTACTGTGGCTAGATCGAGTCCGAAATATACGCCTTGCACAGCCATGCTTTTGTGTAGCTGTCAACTTTCTCTTATATTTATTGCGCTTGTTAACACGCTTCCAGATAATTGCATTTTCATCCAGATCGCATGACCAGAGCATAAGCTGACGATAGAGCCAATAGCCCAATCCTGTGCTTAACATGAAAAAGCTGTATAAATGCCCTGTTTGATACAAAAGCCACGATAAAGCCAGTTTAAAGCTCATTTTTCGGCCTCCTCATCGATCTTTTCTGATTGCGGGGTGGGCATACAGCCCGAAAGCATAGCTCCTACTAGGTTCATGGCTTCAGCGTCAAACAAGTGATTGTCCCTTCGAATCCTTACCCATATCATCTTTGTCCTTCCAGAAAGGGGGTTAAACTTTGCCTTCTTGATTTCTGCGTTCATATGGTTGTGCCAGTCTTCGGGGCAATCGTCTGGAATCTCCCACTTGCTCATCTTGCCGTTCTTTAGCATTGAAAGTATATCCTTTACCGCTGGATTTGACCACCTAATCACAGGACATTTTGATTTCACTAGCCCCTCGCTCTGTGCCGACCTTCCTGTACCCGAAAGAGGATCACCCCAGTTGATTGTCGAATAGGGGCGAATCGTTCTACCAGTGGAAGTCATGTGAACGAATTGTTGGCTATCCGACCCAAGCAAGCAAGTCCATCCCCATCTACAAGCTTGATAATAAACTTCCCTAGTATTGGCTCCGCTATCACAGAAAACCATTTTATCCTCAACCTTCCAATCTAACTGGGTGGATCGTAGGGCATCCCAAGATTCCAGTCTCCCGCACCATTCTAGCTTTGACTCTCCCTTGGCATTCCAGCCTCGAACCACAACCCACATATGGAATCCTTTTGCCTCTTGAATGTCTGCCGTGATGATTCGCTTGGTTGCCTCCTCCCATTTCTGCCCCATACGATAACCCGACCCAGTAATCCTGACTTCCTCTTCTTGCTCTGTTTCTACCCAAGGCTGTGCCAGCACTGAATTAACGAAATTCTGCAATCCCATAACGCTTTTCTTGTCGTTTAAGAATTGCACTGCCAGCTTTCCGAAAGTCTCCCAAGGTGAATATATTCCCGATAGATGGTAGGATTTTACCTGTGGTTCTGGATTAAGGTTTGTTGGTTTCCATTTGCCTTGTCGGAGCATCTTTGTTTTGTGTCCGTCTGTGATCTTTCCCTTGCAAGCCGAGCATTCATAGTAAGCACTTGTCTTAACCTTTTCATTGTCCCACTCGCCATCTGCTCCTCTGGCTCCCTCATCCCATTTCACATTAGGCCAATTTAAAACCTGCTCTTCCTTGCAGAATGGGCAAGGGACATGGTAATATCTTTGATCTCCTCGCTTAAACGCTTGCCATATATGCCCATAATCAGTCGTAGGTGTGGATGTCTGAACTGTTAAGGAAAGCGGGTAGGTCTTGGTTCGTACCTCTGCCAAGGCTAGGGAGTTTGCTTCCTTGGATGTTGCTTCTGCCATCTTATCAGTTTCATCGCAAATCAGTAAGCCTACACTACGAGATGCAAGATTGGCGGGACTATTACTGCCAAAAAACCAGACCGACATCTTATCAAAGTGCTGTTCCATCAGTTTATACTTGTCCAGATTTTTTGGTTTGTGCCTAGCCAGAGCATCGCAATCATCGACCATTGGAAGCCAGCGATATTCGGAGAATGACCTAGCTAAGTTCTCATTAGGCATGACCCACATCGTAGGGATTGGTTTCATATCCAGCCTGTAGGCCATGCCAGCCAAGATGGAAGTAGTTTTAGCCGTCTGTGCTCCCCAGCATAGAATCAATACTCTTGTCTTTTCGTCTCGAAAATTTTCCATTGGCTCCCGAACATAGGGGGTGAGAAGTGTAGAATATGGCCCCGCAGTGGAAGAAACTCTCTCTGAAAGATACAGATTGGCTTCTGCCCACTCAGTCACCGAAAGATCACGCCTTGGCAACCAGAATCCATGCGCCAGCACTTCAAGCTCTTCCCCTGTCATTTTAAAGTCTCCGAAACGCTTATTACATTTGTTCCTATTGGATAAAGAATCTTTTCGGCATTGGTCTGACAAATAACAGTCATTACTTGCTTGAGGTCATCGAATGCCCAATTCATCAGCACATCATCCATAGCCATATCAGTAAAAACGATGTCTCTGGCTGGACGCATTTTCCATAGAAACTGAACACCAGTGCGAATTACTGAATATGACTCTGGAACTTGTGGAGCGACTCCGACCCATGCCCTTATTCTAAATCGTGAAAGCTTGTAAATGATTTCCAGCCCTGCTTGTTGGCTTGACCCACAGAACCAGACTGGATGCCCCCTCTCATTAAGGAATTTTTTGTTTTGCTTCTGCTTTGCTGTGTGAGGGGAAAAGAAAAACAGGTGAGGATAGATCATGTTCCGAAAGCAATCCTCGGCCATGAATGTCGCCGACCAAGCGTGTCGGCTATTCGCATCCCCACAACAGACTATTGCAACCTCGTCTGTTTTCCTTTTTGTTTTAGCCCAAAGACCCATAAGTACGATCCACGCAGTCCTTGATGATTTCGGCTGTTCCCTCCACTTTGTTGTATTCGCCTATCTTTTTGATTTTTCCCAGAAAGTCTTTGAGATTCCTTTTTTCAATATAAAGAGGAATCATTTCAATATCACCAAGATCAGATTCGCCCTTTTCACCTATCTCTGGCTCTGGAGGAGTTGCCAGCATCATTTTTTCGATCTCCTCATTTGAGAAGCCTGTAAGCTGAAGATCGAGATTTGTCTGATCTATTTCTTCAAGGAGATTTTTGAGTGCTTCGTTGTCGAATTCACCCGCAAGATTGTTGAGGGCGAGGTTTGCGACCTTTTCCTTTTCCTCTGGTAGATCGACTGCCCAGACATCGATTTCGTCCCGCCCCATAGCTTGATAAATCTTAAACCTCTGATGACCCCCGATGATCCTGTTTCCAGTCCGAACATTGATCGTGATGGGTTGGAGATCCCCCAAATCTGCAACGCTTTTCGTGAGACGACCCATCGCCTCTGAAGTAATTTTTCTAGGATTGTAGCCAGCCCCTTGTATCTCACTTAACTTCAGCCTCAATAGCTTGGGATACTGCGTCTTCATTTCTGCTCAAAGTGGGTTCATTTGCTTCAGTGTCAATATCTTTTGCATCCTCAGTAAATAAGCCACCCTTGGTTTTCTCAATGACTGATATGATCTGCTTTACGCCATCTGCGATTGCTTCCTTCGCCAACTCTGGATCGCTTGGGTTTGCCCTTCTGCAAACGCTCGCTCCAAGTCCTTCCATAAGGTTTCTAATCGTCATCATGTATCTGGAAAAGATCGCCCTAGCAACATCAGCATCTATCTTTGACCCCATCGCAGTCTGTAAGGTTTCGACCTTAATCTCTGCCTCCATTCTGCTTTTGACTGCTTCTCTGTGAGCCTTGACCAGATTAGGCAATCGACCTGACTCTCTGTTCACCTGTGCTTGGTGAAGGATGGCATATGCGACTTTCTCTGTCTGTCTTGCCCTAGCCAAGCATCCATAAATGTCGTCCCGCATCAGATCGCTAGGATTAACTGGATTACCTGTTTCTGGCGGGATCTCGATTCCTCCAGATATGCTCCCTGTCTTGATTACCCTGCTCGATCTTTCCCTGTTCGACTCTCTCCAAGCTGTAGCGTTTTCGATGGTATCAGTAGGCATTCCCATCTTCTTCAGCTTTGAAATATAAGGCTGAGAACAACCCCAAGCGTCTGCTATTTCTTGGTGGGTTGCCATTTAATTTTTATACGCTGATTTTATTTTAGAACAAGGATTATTTGTATTAACTTAAAGTTCAGTGAGTTATAGATTAGAGAATTTCGTCAGGGCTGTGCCAACC